CCTTCTTTGCCTCTGTTTATCCTACTATTACTTCCGGTCAAAGTACGAAGGTAATCATCGTCTCCACGCCACACGGTATGAACCACTTCTACCGTATGTGGCATGATGCGGAGAAAGGTAAGAACGAATATGTTCCTACAGAAGTCCATTGGTCTGAAGTCCCTGGTAGGGATGACATATGGAAAGAGCAGACTATTGCCAACACATCTGAACAACAGTTCAAGATTGAGTTTGAGTGTGAGTTCCTAGGTTCTGTTGATACTTTGATTGCACCTAGTAAGTTAAAGTCTATGGTATATGACAATCCACTTCAGAGGAATGCTGGATTGGATGTCTACGAACAACCCATGAAAGACCACGATTATGTTTGTACAGTTGATGTTGCCCGTGGTGTCGGTAATGACTACTCAGCATTCATCGTGGCTGACATTACATCGTTCCCTCACAAGATTGTTGCTAAGTATAGGAACAATGAAATCAAACCGATGTTGTTCCCTAATGTCATATGGGAGGTTGTCAAACAATATAACAATGCATTCGTCTTATGTGAGGTAAATGATGTAGGAGACCAGGTTGCATCTATTCTACAGTATGACCTAGAGTATCAGAACCTATTGATGTGTGCTATGAGAGGTAGAGCAGGTCAGGTTGTGGGACAAGGGTTCTCTGGAACTAAGACACAGTTAGGTGTCAAGATGTCAAAGACTGTCAAGAAGGTTGGGTCACTGAACCTTAAGACAATGATTGAGGGAGACAAGGTTACCTTTAATGACTATGAGATTATCTCAGAACTGACAACCTTTATTCAGAAGAACAATTCCTTTGAGGCAGAAGAGGGTTGTAATGATGACCTAGCAATGTGTCTGGTTATCTACGCCTGGCTCGTTGCACAGGATTACTTTAAAGAACTCACCGATCAGGATGTTCGTAAGAGACTATATGAGGAACAGAAGAACCAGATTGAACAGGACATGGCACCGTTTGGTTTTGTTATGGATGGTATGGATGATGATATAACCGTAGACAATCAAGGTGAGGTCTGGAGTAAGGCTAATCCCTATGATGAGTATGGAACCAGTGGTGGAGGGTGGACACTCTGGGGTAATTACTAATGAACTTTGACGAGCAGATTGAACTTAACCATCTACTTCTTACTGATAGGAAGTGTAAGAGTTGTGGAGATGTCAAGAACCTCGTCGATGGTTTCTATAGATCAAGAAAGGATAGAGGAGCAGTACCTTCATCTTATTCTTATGTGTGTAAAGAATGTTTTATTGAATATGTAAAAGAGAAAAAGAAAGATAAATGTCCTAAGTCTCGATGGGAGTATCCAGACTGGTAGTTTCCGTCCTATTTTCGTCTTCAAAATGGTCAGATTTCTAAATAATATTAGTTAAACTGAGACCCATAGGAGAGAGAACACATGGCTACTCCTCAATTATCTCCAGGAGTATTAGTCAGGGAAGTTGACTTAACTGTTGGAAGAGCTGAGAATGTTCTTGATAACATTGGTGCGATTGCGGGACCCTTTCCATTAGGGCCTGTAAACGAACCAATTACGATTGAGACCCAACAACAATTCCTGGATACTTTTGGTCAGCCACTAGGAACTGACAGACAGTATGAGTACTGGATGACTGCGAATGCGTTCCTCTCATACGGTGGACTTCTTAAAGTTGTCAGAGTATCTGGAACGAACCTGAACAACTCTAATGCTGCTGTAGGTACTGCATCTACAACTGTAGTGATCGAGAATGTAGATGACTACGAACTCAATCATGAGACCGATACCTCTTACTACTGGGCTGCAAGAAACCCCGGTAAGTGGGCAGACGGTCTGAAGGTTTGTACGATTGATAACCAAGCAGACCAGATTGTAAGTATTGCATCTACCAACCCTGGTGCAGAAAACTTGGTTGTTGGATACGGTGTATCGGTTGCAAGAAACGGTACACAAATCCCTGGTGCTGGTGCAGTCAATTCCTTTGATGGACAATTGAATGCTATCATCACTGGTGTTACAACTGACGCTGTTAATGGTAACAGCTCGATTGATGTAAGAATTCTGGCTAGACAGGTTCCTGCAACGGACAACTATGTAACTTCTGGTGTTACTACTACCTCTAACACAGCTCTAGTAAGTGCAACAGTGATTGCTGTTAATAGTACCTCTGGTATTAACACTGGAGACTTTGCTATCGTCCCCGGAAGTGGTGCTATTGCAATTACAACCTTTGTTGCTAACACGAACATTACCCTTCAAGCTGGTATTGCTGCTTCCCTTCCTACGATCGGTGTAGCTGTTACTTTCCAGACGTTGACATCGACTGCTGGTACTGAGACTAGTATTAACTATCAACAGTACAATGCAGCAAATTCACTGGTTCAGGCTGATCTGATGACGATCACTCCTGCATCAGGAACTCCATTCGCTACTCCAGTAACTGCCGGGGCGGTAAAAGATTGGTATGATGACCAGACCCTGAACCTGAGCTCGGCTGTAGTGTTCTGGAAGAACATTGCTCCTAAGCCAGTTGACAACCAGTATGTTGTACAAAGAGATGGGTCTAACGACGCAATGCATGTTGTAGTTGTTGACGACCAGGGTTCTGTAACGGGTATTCAAGGTAACATCCTTGAGACATTTGTATCACTTTCTAAAGCAGCTGACGCTGAAGCAGATGGTGACAATCCTACTAAGGTCTTCTATAAGGATTTCGTTGCACTGAACTCCAATATGACCTTTGCGGGTTACAATCCTTCTCAGAAGGAAGATACCTTCCAAAACACTATCCCTATTGCCTCTGGTTTCTCTTCTGGAACTATTCCTTTCACAGTTGCCGAAGGTCTCTGGGGTCAAGATGCACAGAATGTAAACTTCTCCTCACTGGGTAATAAGACATACTCCCTTGCAGGTGGTGCTGACTATCAGGCAAACGGTGGTATGGAAGCTGACCTGTCCAGTTTGGTAAATGGTTATCAACTCTTTGCTAATAGAGACGAGATTGAAGTTGATTACCTGATGATGGGTCCTGGACTTGCGGTTGAGAATCAATCACAAGCCAAGGCTAACTTCTTGATCTCGATTGCTGAAGCGAGAAAGGATTGTATGGCTACAATCTCACCTCATAGAGCAAATGTTGTTAATGTAACCAACTCGACCGTACAGACACAGAACGTACTTCAGTTCTACGCACCTGTATCGTCTTCCTCTTACGCTGTCCTTGACACGGGTTACAAGTACACCTTTGATAGATTCAACAATGTATTCAGATACATCCCCACCAATGGAGACATTGCTGGTCTGATGGTCAGAACCTCCATTGAATCTTATCCTTGGTTCTCACCTGCTGGTGTTCAGAGAGGTATTCTGAACAATGCCGTTAAGATGGCATACAACCCAACCAAGGCTGAGAGAGACGTTCTTTATGGTGGAAGAATTAACTCTATCATCACTCAAAAGGGTGCTGGTATTGTACTCTTCGGCGACAAGACCGCTCTGGCATATGCTTCTGCATTCGATAGAATCAATGTTAGAAGATTGTTCCTTACCGTGGAACAAGCACTTGAGGGTGCTGCTAATTCACAACTCTTTGAACTCAACGACGCGAACACAAGAGCCAACTTCGTTAACATTGTAGAGCCTTACCTCCGCGATGTACAAGCCAAGCGTGGTATCTTCGACTTCCTCGTAGTTTGTGACGAGACGAATAACACTCCAGACATCATTGACAACAATGAGTTTAGAGCTGACATCTTCCTTAAGCCAGCAAGATCTAT